TGAGGACTTGCATAGTGTTCAAATGTAATAAGGACTACATCGATGTATGAACTAAAAGACTATCTCAAGGCAATTAATTACACAAAAGAAGATCTGTTGGACTCAGAAGATGAACAGTGGGAAAAACGATATCCACCTTATATTGTAAATAAATGTCTTGCACCATTTACAGACACTATACTATTAGTTAATGAATTAAACCAACATCATCAATTAGATAAGAAACTCCAATTTGACTATTTACTAAATAGTTTAAGACCAAGGAATAGATTTGCTCCTTGGATGAAGGCGAAGAAATTGGATGATCTAGAATATGTTAAAGAGTTTTATGGATATAGTAACGAAAAAGCAAGGATCGCTCTTGATATTCTAGACACTAAACAGATTTCCGCTATAAAAAACAAATTAAAAAAAGGTGGAAGAGATGGAAGAGGTTAATTGGACTCAGGAGCAGATGTTAGAAATTACTCTGAAAGAACCAGATGATTTTTTAAAAGTACGAGAGACTCTATCTCGTATAGGTGTTGCTTCTAGAAAAGAAAGAAAATTATATCAGTCTTGTCATATACTACATAAGCAGGGACGGTATTTTATTGTGCATTTTAAAGAGTTATTCGCATTAGATGGAAAACATACTAATCTATCAGAGAATGATATTGCTCGGAGAAACACTATCACGAATTTGTTGAAAGATTGGGGATTAGTTGAGGTATTAGGGGAAGCAGAACCTGTTGCTCCATTAAGTCAAATCAAGGTTTTATCTTACAGTGAAAAGGAAGATTGGACACTGGAAACAAAGTATAATATAGGTAAGAAAAAAGAGGCGTAATGGAAATAAAATTTATGTTCTGGGTATCCATCATTACAGTAACACTTGGTATGATAGGTCTTAATGTTGCCTCGGTGTTATCGTAATGGAAAGTTTTATACGATTTTTTACTGAAGAAAAGAAACCATATAGGATTATTTGTTTTTATCATGCAGATGATGTTTTACAGGATCAACCAGTAAATAATCATCTTGGAATGATGGAAGTTATGAATAAAGGTTCAAAAAAATCTGGAGTGGAAATTCATTTTGCAGATTATGTGGGAAGTTATTTGTCTGAAAAGAATGGTAAAACAATTCTACATTCTTTGGTCATAGATGAAAAGAATGGACATTATATTAAACCAGACTTAAAAACGAAAGAAACAAATTATCTAACTACTGAACTTGACCAAGAAAATGATATTATATTATACAGAGATTTACCAACTAGAAATCCAAAAAGAAGGTGGGGAGATTTAATTAAAGAATTAGAGCTCAAAAATTTTACAATTATTAATCCTATGGAATGTTATGATATTTGTGCAAGTAAATATTTAACTGATGTTTTCTTGAAAGAACATAATTTACGAACACCCAAAACAACTTATATAACTCATATCTCAGATTCAGAAAGAGCATTTAACTCATTAAATACTAAATTTCCAGTTGTGTTAAAAGCATCAGCAGGATCTCAAACTGGAATTGGTGTTGTGATATTAGAAAGTATGAGGTCTTTAGATGCGACAGTGCAAATGTGCCAATATATTGATGTTCCTATGGTTGTGCAAGAATATATAAAAATTGACTATGATGTTAGAGTTATAGTTTTAGATGGTAAAGTAGTAGGCGCAATGAAAAGAAAGGTCATGACTGATGACTTTAGAAGTAATGTATCTTTAGGTGCAGAATCAGAAATGATAAAATTAACGGATATAGAAGAGAGAGATTCAATTACAGCTGCTTCTGCCGTTAAAGGTAGATTAGTGGGTGTTGATTTTCTACCAGCAAAAGATAGACCATATATTCTTGAAGTAAATGCAACCCCAGGTTTTACTGGTATAGAAGAAATCCATAATGGACTTGTTGCAGAAATAATGACGTATTTTAAAAATCGTGACAATTGGAACCTTGACAAATCTACTGAAGTGTGATATAACTATATTATGAGTTTTTATACAAATGTCCTTCAATGGGGCAACTATCTCCTTGTTCGTGAAGTTAAAAACGGACAACGGCAAAATTCCAGAATAAAGTATTCACCTACTCTATTTTCTCCTGTCAAACAGCATACTGGTTATAAGACATTAGAAGGGCAACATGTTTTGCCTCAGATGTTTGATACTATGAAGGAAGCAAAACAATGGGTCGAAGATCATAAGAATCAACCTAACCTTGTATATGGTCATACCCAGTATTCTTATTGTTATATATCAGATAATTATAAGGGAACTGTTGATTGGAATATGAATGAACTTCTTATAGCAACAATTGATATTGAGGTTCAGTGTGAGAATGGATTTCCAAACCCATTTATGGCAGAAGAGGAACTTTTGTCCATTACAATTAAAAATCAACAAACTAAACGAATTATGGTTTGGGGGATTGGTAAGTTTAAAACTGATCGTAAAGATGTAACATATGTTGAGTGCGAAAGTGAAGTGCATTTATTAAAAGAGTTTCTTATATTTTGGGAGAAGCATTTTCCAGATGTGATAACAGGATGGAATACAGAGTTTTTTGACATACCGTACATCTGCAATCGTATTAAAAGGTTATTTGGTGAAGATGAATTAAAACGGTTATCTCCTTGGGGTGGTGTATTTGAGAAGAAGGTATATCAGCACGGAAGAAACCACCAGACTTATAGTATACAGGGAATCTCTGCTTTAGATTATTATGACTTGTATCGTAAATTCACATATACAAGTCAGGAATCTTACAGATTAGACCATATTGCTAAAGTAGAATTGGGTGAAAGTAAGGCAGGAAATCCTTTTGACACATTTCGTGAGTGGTATACCAAGGATTTTCAGTCTTTCATCGAATACAATATACAAGATGTTGAAATTGTAGATCGTTTAGAAGACAAGATGAAATTAATCGAACTATGTTTGACTATGGCATATGAAGGTAAAGTCAACTATCCAGATGTTCTTGGGTCAGTTCGGTACTGGGATGTCCTAATATATAATTACCTACGAGAGAAAAATATTGTCATACCACAAAAGATACCGCAAGAAAAAATAGAGCAATTTGAAGGTGCTTATGTTAAAGATCCACAAGTGGGTATGCATAAATGGATCATGTCATTTGACCTCAATAGTTTGTACCCCCACCTCATCATGCAATACAATATTTCACCAGAGACATTAATACCTAACTGCAAGAAGGAAGATGGTCTGGTTGATAAAATTTTAGATGGTAAAGTAAAAAATGAAACTGATCATTGTATGACTCCGAATGGAGCATTTTTTAGAAAAGATAAAAGAGGGTTCCTACCAGAACTAATGGAGAAAATTTATGATGATCGTGTTACGTATAAAAAACTTCTTTTGGAGACTCAACAGAAATATGAGGATACAGGTGACAAAAGTCTTCTCAAGGATATATCAAAGTATAATAACATTCAGATGGCAAAGAAAATATCCCTTAATAGTGCGTATGGTGCTATTGGGAATAATTGGTTTAGGTATTTCGATTTGTTGGTTGCTACAGCAATTACAACGTCTGGCCAGTTATCTATACGATGGATTGAAAAAGCACTTAATAAATATCTCAACAATGTTTTGGAAACAGAAGGAGAAGATTATGTCATTGCATCAGATACGGATTCGGTTTACATCACTTTTGAATCTCTGGTTAGCAAAGTCTTTGGTGAATCACCAGAAACTAGCAAAGTGGTCAAATTCTTGGATAAAGTGGCAACTGATAAGTTGGAACCATTTATTAATAAGTCTTATAAATCTCTTGCTGAACTTATGGGAGCTTATGAACAAAAAATGGTCATGGATAGAGAAATTATTGCCGACAAAGGAATCTGGACAGCAAAAAAACGATACATCCTCAACGTCCACGACAGTGAAGGAGTCCGATACAAAGAACCCAGACTAAAGATTATGGGCATTGAAGCGGTTAAGTCGAGCACTCCTGCTCCTTGCCGAGCAAAAATTAAAGAAGCATTAGACATCATTATGAATGGTAATGAGAAGGAACTTAATACTTTTATACAGGGGTTTCGAGAAGAATTTATGGAATTACCTCCAGAGGAGATTGCTTATCCTAGAAGTTGTAATGGATTAGCAAGATGGACTACAGACCACAATCTTTTTAGAAAGGGAGCCCCCATCCATGTTAAAGGTGGAATTTTATATAACCATCTTCTTAAAAAAAATAATTTGGAAAACAAATACCCCAGTATACAAAACGGCGACAAAATCAGGTTTTTGCATTTGCGAGTTCCTAACATATATCAGTCTACCGCATTTTCGTTCATAACAGATATGCCGAGAGAACTAGACTTAAAAGGTTTGATAGATTTTGAACAACAATTTGAAAAATCATTTGTCGAACCGATCATTTTTATAACAAACAAGATTGGGTGGAATATCCAATCATCAAATATAGCTACGTTAGAGGATTTCTTCGCATGAGTGAATTATATGAAATATTGAGAAATAGTATTGATGATACAGGATTGCCTGTAATGGATCGTGACCAATTTAAAGAAGTAACTGACAAATTCGGCAAGGAAGAATTTAGAAAGACACTGGCAGATTATATTACTAATGAGAAACCACCATTTCCATTAAAGAGTTATAGCAAAGAAGATATCACAAAAACTTTTTACAAATTACAGAAGGTGGATATTTCGAAATACACCAAGAAAACTGACAGAGAGATATTGGAAAAGTATGATGATTACAAATATCCATACGACATTTATGGGTTGGGTGTAATTGATACTCCTTTTGGTGTTCATTCTTTTATAAATGTTAGCAATTATTTTATGCAGGATTTAAGATTGTCATGTAATTCGTATGGATATAAAGGTCCATTACAAAGATGGAAAGATGGAGACAATTTATGGGGTGCCTTTGGCCCAATTTGGAGAGGGGTAAATCCAGGTGGTAAGAAAGGTAAACTTTTATCTCATGAAGCCTATTACGTTGCTTTTAGACTAGGGACATATAATGCTACGCAGTTCAAACCCCTTGTTGCTAAAACTATATATGATATGACAGGAGCAAAGACGGTGTTGGACACTTCTATGGGGTGGGGAGATCGACTCGCTGCCTTTTATGCTTCCAATGCAACCCATTATATAGGGTGTGATCCTAATCCAAATACATTTAAACGATATCAAAAGATGATCGCATTTTATGATAAACTAACACACGGGACAAAGACAGTACAAATCTATCGATGTGGGGCAGAAAATTTGCCTTGGGATGAAATTAAAAATGTAGATTGTGCATTCACTAGTCCACCATACTTTTCAACAGAACGATATAATGAAGGTGGTAAATTTGAGGAAGAACAATCATGGGCAAAATATGATACTTATGAGAAATGGAGGGATGAATTTTTATTGCCCGTATCCCAAAACAGTTTTAACTCATTAAGTGAT